CCGGAATAGCGTATTGCAGATCGCGCACCGGATTGCCCAACCATTTGACATCGCGCCAGATGAGAAAATCGGCGGGCAAGGTGGCGGCGCCGCTGACCGTGGTCAAATCGGCGGAGGTCAGCATGCTTTGTACGCGGAGGCGCCGATTGGCGGCTTTTTCAAACAATGTGATAAAATCGGGAATCACCGCATTGAGATCGGCGCGGCCACCGAGCCAATTGGCAATTGCGGTTTGTAAATCCGCATAGTTAGTCAGGCTCATTTGCGCCACCCGAGCTGAAAGCTAGGACCGAGATCGACGCGCAGAAACTTCCATTCCGGGTCCTCAAGCTTTTTGGCGACGATTTCGTTTTCAAACCGTGCCGAGAAAATCGGCATGCTCATGTCACCGCCGGTTTCCTCGATCCACCACTTGAAGCGGAAATTGTGCGGAATGGTGGCGTAGTGCCTTCCCCAATCCGAGCGCGGCTTTGGCAGATTGGACAGCCGCTTGTTGTTCTCGATGATGTCTTCAACGTCCTGCCATTGGCCGATGATCAGACTGTTGGTCTCGGGGTCGACCCGAGGTTGGAGGATAATGCCGCTGCCGCTCATTTGCTTTGCTGACATTCGGTAACGTTGAGGGTGGCGGCGCCGATGGCGGCGATCTTCTGGCCGGCCGTGATTGTGAAGTATTCCGGCACATTGGCGGCCAGGAGCGTGTCGGTGGTAACCGCGGTCAGGGCTCCGTCGCCTATGCGCACGTTACAGGCTGCGCTGGCGATGACTCGGACTTGGGTAATGCCAGCAGTAAACACTGCCGATGGTGTTGATGTGCCGGCGCTTGATGTGAGGTTTTGCGTGGTGCCGAGTCGAACGGGCATGATGTTCTCCTGAGATAAAGGAACGGCCCATTTGCGGACCGCCAAGTTTGGGAGGAGTTCAGAACGTGCCGCGACGGATTTTCGCGAACACGGTAACGGGACCACCGGCGGTGCCAGTACCGGTAACGACAACCCCGATCGGGTCGTCCTCATTGCAGGTATTGGCAGCGGTCGGCGTGGCCGTGAAGGTCGAGCCGGCGGCCGACGCGGCTTGCGTGACGGTCACGACACCGCCGGTGATGGCGGCGCCGGCGATGTTGGTGGTCAGGGTGGCATCGGCGGTTGATGCCGCCGCGCCAAGTACGGCGCCGATCTTGATCACGCGCCCCTGAAAAGGCGCGTGCATTGAGAGCACCGAGGTATTCGCCACGCTCGCAAGTTGGCCGTAAACCTCTACTTCTTGTAGAGGGTGACTGCTTTGAAGGGGCATTTGGGTTGCCTCCGGTTACGATGATGTCAGATCGAAGATGCCGCCCGATGCCTTTTCATTGCGGCTGGTCAACGTGTGTTCGATCAGCAATTGCTTGCGATCGCTGTCACCGGTTTTTGCCAGTGGAATGCCGACCATGTTGCGATCCGGCAATGCCGAGTCGGCCCACATGTCCATTTGCAACACCAGCACGTCGCGGGACCGCATGAACCGATTAGGCACCGCGCGCAGCGTACCGAAGTCCGACTTGTAGGTATCGGCCGCCGCGGTGATGGTCATGTCGGCCTGGTCTTCCATTGGCGTACCCCGGCCGGTAAAGCCGGAAAACGCCTGCTTGTTGAAGGCGCCCATCATGATCACGTCGGGCTTGCCGCCAGCGATCCAGATCTTTTGCAGCACGTTTTTGAGCTGCAATTCCGTAAATGCGCGTTGCGGCGTGCCATCGGTCCGTGAAACGCTGCCATCGATTACGGACGGATCGGCGCCGCCGGTGCCCTTGTCGGTATTGCTGGCGATCCAGGCACCGACGCCGGCCATATTGCGGGCAGTGGTTTCACTACCGGCCAGCTTTTTCTGATTGTTGAGCAACGTCGTCTCAACGTCGCGCTTGAGCTCCTTACCTTTAAGCATGACCTGATAATCCAGCTCATTTGCGCGACCGGCATGCTCAACGGAGAGTTGCGTCCCGGTCACCCGGGCGATCTTGATCTGGATTTGCGTTTGATTGCCGAGCCGCACGGTCGGCGTGGTCGCGGTCGCAACCACGGCGTCGTCGCCTTCGAGCTGGGCATTGCCCGCAGTGGCGGCGGCAAGGGCCTGGGTTTGCCATTCGTGATTGGTCGCGGCAGCCGGCTCGCGATCAATGCCGGAATAAAATGGCGTATCGGTCGGGTCGATCCGATAGATCAGATCCGACAGGTCTTCGCGATTGCCAAGAGCAGAATAGGTGCTGAAGGCACTGGTGGCGATTGTCATGGGTTCACCTGTTAGCGTGAGGCAAACTGGCGCCGTAAAGCTTGCAAGTCCGCAGCGATCCGAGCGCTTCGATTGCCGGTTGATTTGTCAAGGGCGGATTCGAGTTGTTTGATTTGGCTTTCCAATGCCCTTCCGGGCGCTGGTGCCACACCGGGCCTTGTTACAGGTGGGACAGTTTTGACAGGCGACTTTTGCACTGCCGCTTGTGCCTGGCGATATCGCATACCGTCACGAATGACCATTTGCCAGCGTTTTTCCCGCAAGCTGAAGGCTTGCTGGCCGTTCCAGTTCCTGGCCAATTCGTCTTCGGTATAGCCGATTTCCTTCAGGTAAGAGACGGCAGCGCGTTGCAGCGCGGCGGCTTTTTCCTTGTCGGCAAACTCAGGCGCGGCTTTGATGAATTCCGCATCCTGTTCGGCGGCAAATGCATTCCATTTGCCTTGCAAGTCGCTAAGTTGCCGCTCCTGAGCGGCTTGTGCTTCGCGGGCAACGGCGTCCAATTTTCCCTGATGTGCTTGCCAGATGATATATCGGGCAGGATCGGTGCGCGCGAGGTTTTCCACATCGTCCTGATTCCGGATGTCGGGAAATTCGCCAGAGATCGATCGTTGCAGAGTTTGGACTAGCGCGGGAAGTGCCGTTTCGTATTGCTGTCTTGCCTGCTCCATCTTGGCACGTTCGCCATCAAGCGTGCGTGCCTGTTCCTTGGCCTCGATTCGGCTTTGGACCAAAAGTCGCTCGCGCTCAGACTCGCGTTGCGCAATATAGTCTTGCGTTTCGCGTGGGAGTGTTTGCCAGCGTTCTTTTGCTTCGGCCGTCCAAGACACCGGCGGCTCGATGGGCGGCGCTTGGGCCGCTTCGATCTCGTCCGTTGTCTCGCCATGATCCTCTGCGGGAGGGTTGGCGTCCGCCGGTTCGGCGGATTCGTCTGCAGGGGGCGCCTCTGGGGCGCGCGCAGCCTGCGAATTGGGCTGTTGTTGTTGTGGCTTGCGTGCCTGCGCCAGAATGCGCGCGGCCTGGCTAGCAGTGATCGTTGACTTGCCGCCATCGGATAGCGGCGCAGTTGGTTCCGCGGCCGGCGCCGGTGCGGCGCCAGGTTGAATGTCATCAGCCATGGGAGTGCTCTTTATGCTACGCTGTAGATCTTGGACCGGCCGGATGCAAGATCGGCGAGTTGCTGTTCAGCATACCGTCCTTCACCGGCCACTTTTTCCACCGTGTACACCAGTAAATCCGTTTGCAGATACAATCGGCGAGTGTTCAATATCTGCTCTTCCGACACGCCGTCCTTTAGCATCAGCTCAAGAAATGATTTTTTGATCCTTTCAGCCGCGTGCCGCACGGAGTCGAGCTCCGCGGTCGCGACCCGTCCCCGATTGATCGTTTCCCGTGTTTCGTCGTCGCTCATAAACCATATCCTCAAGCTGTGATTTGACTTCAGTTATGACCGATCCCCAATCGTCCTGGGTGCGCTGACGGATAACCCGCATGCTGTCGTACCAAACGGTGCGTTGGCTGTGGCGATTCCAGCGCCAATCACAAAACTTGGTCACCAAGGTCAACACCGGCACGCCGAGCGCGCCGGCCAGATGTGCGCATGCGGTATCGACGGTCACCACGGCATCGAGGCGCGCAATCAAGCGCGCGGTTTGCCGCCAGGATTTGGCAAACGGCGCCAGGTTGGCGACAAAGCCGTCATAGCCGGATGCAGTGATCTCGCGCGCCGGCTCGCCGACCTGCAGCGAATAGAACGCAATCCCCGGAATCTCGAACAGCGGGCAGAAGTTAGTGAACTGCATCGAGCGATGCGAGTTGCGCCCGTAAGTCGGATTGCCACGCCAGACCAGCCCGACATTGAGCAGACCGCGACGCGCAAACGCCGCCGGTTCAGCCTTGAAATAGGCCGCGCCGTGCACATCCCAATAATTAACGCCGGTGCGCCAAGGCAACGTCATCGAACCGATCACATGATCAGCATCGAATTGCGCGATCGGCACAATGCCATCAACCGCGATATTGTCGGCGACCAGATCAAGCACATGAGGCACTTTACCGGTCAGCAATATCTTGATGCCCTCATAGTCGCGCAAGCGTGGAATAAACCGGCTTACCATGATGAAATCGCCGATGCCTTCCTCCGCATAGACCACCACGGTTTTGCCGCTCAGATCTTCGCCTTGCCAGTGCTTGTGATGCACATTGGGCGGCAACAAACCTTGATTTTTCAGCCCATGCTTAGCGACTCCCGCCTCACTACAGTCGCGGCGGATTTCAAAGGCCTGCAATCCTTCATTGAGTCGGCCCATCGCCAGGATTGCCAGCGCGCGATCCTTTTTAATCTCCGGATTGCCGGTGAGCTCGATCGCCTTGTCATAGCATTCGACGGCTTCGGCATCGTTGCCATTGCTCCGCAAGGCAATGCCCAGATGATGCCAGGCACGGCCGAGCCATTGTTGGTTCGGTGCATGCTCGACACACCATTTCAGCAGCCCAATGCTTTCGAGCCATCGGCCGGTGGCGCTCGCCGCCGTCGCATAGTTGAAGTTCACGGCATAACTCTGCGAGTCAAGTCGCCAGGCGCGCACCGCAAGCGGATACAAATCATGTATTTTGCTGCGATCAACCGTATTGAACAAATGCGCAAAG